TTAACTTACTGATTTTAATAAGCCTCTGGTGTCACTTTGGTGACTATGGGGCATCATTGGGACATAATCTGTCAGCTTCTGATTCAGCATTGCGATCTGTTCTGCATTGCTGTCAGTCATCCATGCTCCGTATACATTGAATACCATCTGGGCACTTGCATGGCCCATCTGGCTGGCAATGAAGCTTGGGTTTGCTCCGGCAGATAATGACCAGCACGCATAAGTGTGTCGTGACTGGTATGCCTTTCGATGCCTGATCCCTGCACGCTTAATGGCTGTTTCCCATGAGTCACCTACAGAATCGACTTTGTAGACAAAACCTACCTGTTCGCTTTTTCTAACCACTTGAGGGTTAAACACGAAAGTACATTCATGGTTCACTGAACGTCTATATTCACGTAGTTGCACCTTGATGTTGTACTGCTTACCCAGTCTTGTCATTTCAGCCTGATTTTTCAGGACACTGATAGCGGGCTGGATAAGGTGCACAACCCTGTTTGTGCTTGCTTCAGTTTTCGGTAGAGTGAACTCACCAAGTTTCGTATAATTGCGCCTGATGGTAATTGTTCCTGCCTTCAGATCGATATCTTCCCAGGCCAGGGAGACCAGTTCACCGTGACGCATTCCTGTGTACACAGCCAATGACCACAGGTTTTTCGTCTGCTGATGTCGGCAAGCATCTATCAGGCGAATAAATTCGTCACGAGTTAGCGGATCTGGCTCTGCCCTGGCTCTTTTAAGAGGCTTAATTCCCTGAAAGGGATTTGCTTCTAAGTAACCGTGATCTGCAGCAAACTGAAACATTCCAGCGATTGTCGTCATGTAATAATTTACAGTAACGACGCTCCGTCCTTTTGCTGCTGCTTTGTTTTTCGTTGAATTCTGATACCCGGTTAGCAAATCTTTCCTGATATACAGCAATTCCTCTTTGGTTACCGATGACACCAGTCTACTGCCTCCAATTTTCGAAACCATCGTTCTTGCAACGGATTCATAGCGATTGAATGCATTTGCAGAGATTTCCATTCGTTTCAGATCCAGCCACTTTTCTTCAAGTTCCTTCACCGTAATTTCTTTTTTACTTACCCCAAAAGCCTGAAGGTTGGGGGAGTCAGGGAACTGTGCAGCATAATCAAAGCTTCCTGTGCGGATGGCAAAACATACTGATGTCCGCAGTTCCCCGGCGATCTTCCTGTTCTTGGCAGTGTCAGGGACACCAAGATTTTCCCTGACACGTTTACCTTTAAAATTAAACCAGATGCGTAATGTGCCGCCGTGGTTTTCGACGCCTGTTGGATATTTGACTTTATCCATCGATACCTCCAGACGCCCAAGAGCGATACGAGCTTACATATTTCATGATATTAAATCACCCAGGTTGTTTGTTTTTCATTGAAGCGACCCAGGCATCTATTGCTTTTCTGTTATACATACATTCACTGGAAGGCTTTGGATTACCGTCTGGTGATACGTGAATATACTCTCTTCCAACCATCCAGCATTCTTTCCGGGCCCGAAGAATTGTGCCTGGTTTGAGCCCGGTAATTGCGATTAGAACGCTTTCACAAACCCATTCATTGGGAGCCAGTTGAATCACATTGCCCATGCATTACCTCACACAACACTCAGCCCACGGCAGTGGCACCACACTTCAAACATTCGTTTCACAATTTCACGACAGTAGAAACCGTCAACATCTCGTGTCAGGTCATAGCGATTGCCGTAACGCTGGTGGACCCATTGTTCAAATGCTTTATTCATTGTTTACTTCCTTTTCATGGCCCGTAATTTTTTCAGATGAGCTTCCTGCTCTGTTTCTGCCAGAATTTGTCGGTATTCCTGGTGATCAATCCGTTCAAACAGTTCATTGAAATCGTTTATTTTTACTGACTGTGTTCGCCCATCCATTCTTCTGTACAACACAGTGTTGTTTATGCAGTGAACAATTTTTATCGGGTAGCCAGCACTATCGGTGTATATCTGCCCGCGTTGAATCAAAGCGAACATGTGGTTATCCCCATCGACAAATCGAGTACACAACAAACGCTACTGCGAATACCATCCCCAGAGTTACGATTGCATCAGGCCAGCTCATTGATTCACCTCCTGCGGCGGTTCTGGCAGCGGCATCCAGTGGGTTACCTCCTTGAGATACAGGTCTTCGCCATCACCGTCATCCCAAGTGGGCTTGCCATCATTAAACCAGTCGCCATATACGCCGACCTGAGTGTTGGGGATGTTTGGTGGGTAGTTGTTTTTAAAGTCAGCAGCTAACACATAGCATTGTCGCTCTCCCATTTCTGGCATTCGCTCACTACAGCTTATCCAGGCATCCGGAGTTACCGGCACTGGCTGGGCGGTATAAAGCGGTGTTATATCTGCCCGAAAATTACATGCTTTATGCAGCCGCACCCACCGTTCGACTTCTGCTTTGTCAGAATACATACCAGTGAACGTGTTATATTCACGGTCAATTTGCGTGAAGGTTACCTTCCACGCCACCGGCTTTGCCTCAAGCGAGGCCAGTGCAATTCGTGCCAGTTTTAGATCTCGTGCAACCATCTCAATAACAACTTTGCAGTCCGCACCTTCTTTGCTAACACGTCCTTTCAAGTTTTCCAGATAACTAACGCTTTCGCGTGCATGGGAGATTAACTGTTCTTTGGTAAAGGTGGTCATTAGGCAGCTCTCTCAATAACAAGCAATTCGTCGTAGTCATAATCAGTTTCGGAACCATCCGTACCGAACAGAGTCACTTTGTCATTTTCCATCCAAAAAGATTTAACCGCACATTGTTGACCTTTAGATGTTATGAGCACATCACCAGGGATTACGTCTTCAGCGCGAACCTCTAGTGTTCTCATCGTGCTGCCCCCTCTTTGGTGAAAATGCCTGCTGCAATGCTGTTTATGATGCTGTCAGTGCATGGAGTAGAAAGCTGGGCATCTCCAGCAATTTTCATGACCTCAACATCTGCATATCGAATACCGAGGTGTATCAGACCGGCTATGCCTGACTTAAGCCGAGCATTTTCCATAAATAGAACTTTTGCCCGCTGTTTTTCTGCTTCAAGCTCAACACGCAGCTTCCCAACCGTAAGCGCAATCTCCTCGTTCTCCTGGTCGCGGCGTTTGATGTATTGCTGGTTTCTTTCCTGTTCATCCAGCAGTGCCAGCACGGTAGCCGGGTTAGCCTCTGCTATGAATTCAGCGTTTGCATAAGCCTGAGCATCTGATTCAATCAGGCAGTTAACATGACATTCCGCAATCACGCCACCGGGTTCTCCTTTCCATTTTTGGCAAACAAAAACTCCTGTTAAATTGCCGTGCTGGTTAACAGATGTATGCCCTACGATGTAGCTTCCTTTAGTTGCTTTCTCTGCCTTTTCACGCAGTGCCTGATAGTTAATTTGGGTCACTCTTCATCCTCCAAGTCGGCAACGGCGTCCATCACATCAGAACCGCGAATAACCTCAAAAGCACGGCAGGCCATTTGAAATACCAGTTGCTCTTGCGGATGCGGTGATTCCCAATATTTGAATCCAGGGCGATGCGCGTACCCCATCATTGAATAAAAATCACCAGCAAGCTTAATCGCGGCATCAACAAGCTCTCTGTTAGTCATTCTTTTTCCGCTCACTGGTTGCCTCCTTTGCGAATCTGTTCCGCCCATTCTTCTAGGGATTTCTCCGCATATTCACCGGACAGGCCATCAATCGGGTGTGGTTCATTAGCCAACTCTTCTTTCGCTGACAGAATCATGCGTGTAACGTCGAAAACTTCACGTAAAGACTTATTGATAAATCCGTGATTGAAAGCAGCAGCAAGACGGCTTGCGGTATAGTTAATCCCCTCGTTGCGTGCTTCCGCACGAATTTCAGCCAGGAAATCATCGGTGGCTGGAGTTTCGCTGTGGTGCAGGGCATCGTTGATAATCATTGCAGCAACACCAGCCTGCCCTGCATCCGTGACCGACACATGCTCAAGAGTTACGGCCATTGCGTGTTTCAGCCCCGCATTCTCCGCCGCCAGCGCCGAAAACTTCTCGTGTGCCAACTTAACAGCTGCATCAGCCTGCTTAATTGACTCAATCGCTTTCTGTTGGTCTTCGGACAGAGCCAAAATCTTGGCCTCCGCTTCAGCAAATTTACGCACCAGATATTCAGCATTTGTTTCATTCACTTTCAGATCTCGTGGTACACATTTCCCGCGAAGAAACCCTTCCATTTCGAAAACATTCATGCGCATGTGCGTAACTCCGATAACTCGTTAAAGCGCTCCATAAACATCCCGTAGGCATGGCTCGGAGCCAGTGGAATAACTTTGAACATTTCTGTTGCCGGGATACCTTCCAGTACTGGCCAGAAAGAGCCATCATCAAGCCCGAGATCGCGACGTTCGGTTGCCAGCATAATGAGATCGGCATATTTCACTGGCGTGCTCATAACAGGAGGTAACCCGTATTTCTCACGGATTACGGCGTCTATTTTTTCTTCCATCCGTTTATAGTCAGGAAGAAGGCGTTT